TGGAGTGAGGAATGGACACAGAGTGCTTTACCCAAAGTACCTGAGATGCCGGGGTGGCATCTGTGTTGGCTGTCAACTACCAATAGCTACGATAGCATTGATAAGCGTATGAGATTAGGTTATATCCCTGTGAAAGCAGACGAGATGCCTCATTTCGAGAACTACAAAGTCAAAGCAGGAGAGCACATTGGTTTTATTGCCTGTAATGAAATGATCTTGTATAAACTTCCTATGGACATTTATCAAGACGTGATGTTACAGATGCACCATGAGGCACCCAATGAGGAGGCTGAGAAGATCAGAGTCCAAGTTGAGCAACTTCAAGGAACAGACAGTTCAGGCAGAAGTCTTACTGACATTGAAGGCGATGGTCTAAAGCAGTTAAGCCGAAAAAATGTTCCCGATCCCATATTTCATGGGTGAGGATTTTTAACAAGGAGTTATTATGTCATCAACTAACGCTCCATTTGGTTTACGTCCTGCGTTCCACCCCTCTGGTCTGGATCGTGCTCAGGCGTTAGCCAATGGAATTACGTCTGGTTATTCTTCAAATATCTTGAAGGGTCAGCCAGTAAAATACAGTGCATCAGCAGGTGTCATCGTAGTCGCATCAGCAGGAGCCGCATGGTCTGGGGCTTTCGCAGGTGTCGAGTGGACTGATTCTACTGGTCGTAGGCGTGTAAGTAACTATTGGCCTGCCAGTACTACTTTCCTCACAGGTTCATGTGTGGCTTATTTCTACAACGATAACAATATCGTTTATGAAATTCAGTCAGATGCAACCATCGCTCAAACCTCTATTGGTATTGAGTACAACTTCTCCAATACAACTGCAGGTTCTACTACTACTGGCTTGTCTGCTTGCACCTTAGGTGTATCGACAGCAATTGGTAGTGGATCACAAGGTGATATGAGAGTTGTTGATATAGCCCCCTATGCAGATAATGCATGGGGTGATTCATATGTAGTGCTTAGAGTAGTGAATGCTTATTCACAATTCTTTGGTAACTTCACTTCAGTAGCATAAGGAGGACTGAACCATGGCCGCACCAATGCGAAGTACGGACTTTAGATCCATCGTTGAACCCATTTTGAATGAGTGCTTTGATGGCGTTTATGACCTCCGAGAAGATGAATGGTCTCGTGTTTTCCGTGAACAAGAGGGTATTCCAAGAAACTACCACGAAGAGCCAGTCCTTTATGGATTTGGAGCCGCACCCCAGTTGCCTGATGGAACACCAGTGTCCTATCAGCAAGGTGGTGTACTCTTCCTCCAACGCTATGTATACAATGTGTATGGCCTCGCCTTCGCATTGACCAAAGTGTTGGTTGAAGACGGTGACCATATTCGTATCGGTCAAGTGTATGCTCGACATCTCGCTCAGTCATTGATTGAGACTAAAGAAACTCTCTGTGCAAATATTTTGAACAGAGCCTTCAATAGTTCTTATGTTGGTGGTGATGGCGTGTCGTTGATCAACACTGCTCACCCAATCGTGAGTGGTACATTTAGCAACCAGTTGGCTACATCAGCGAACTTGTCTCAGACATCTCTTGAGCAGATGTTGATTCAGATTCGTCAAGCTGTGGACAACAATGGTAAGAAGATTCGTTTGGTTCCACGACAACTTGTAGTGGCCCCCGGCAATATCTTCCAAGCTGAAGTACTGTTGAAATCTGTGTTGCGTACTGGTACAGCAAACAATGACTTGAATCCTATTAAGTCTATTGGCTTGCTTGACGAGGGTGCCGCAGTTATCTCCAGATTGACTTCTGCCACTGCATGGTGGGTACAGACTGACGCTCCTGAGGGCATGAAGCTCTTAATGCGTAGACGTTTGGAGAAGACAATGGAAGGTGACTTCGAGACGGACAGCATGAGATATAAAGCCACCGAGCGTTATATCCCCGGCTTCACCGATCCTCGTGCCCTTTACGGTACAGCAGGCGTTTAAGCCTAGAAAGGGAGGGGGTCAAACCTCTCCCTATTTTTTTATTAACTTGTCAAGCTTTTCAAGGAGAAGACAAAATGCCTCAATTTTCAGATGATCTATTCTTAGGCTCTGCCCAAACTTACATGGGTACAGGGATTCGCCCCTACACAACCACATTTACTGGCTCAATGTCTACTACGACATTGACCGTGACTGCGTTGTTGCAAGGCGCACCAATTGTCATTGGTATGTATGTTGACGGTACTAGCGTGACCGACGGTACATACATTACTGCCTTTGGCACAGGAACTGGCGGTACTGGTACCTATACCATTAACCAATCAGTAACTGCATCAAGCACCACAATGATTGCTCATGGCAACATTGCATTTGATGATCCATCTCCAATGGATTTAGGTATTGGCCCATTGGGTCGTATCTATGTTTGGGATGTGGCGCCTCAAGCAGCAGTGACTAACAACATCGCTGCGTCGCAGACAACAACAACCGCTGGTCAAGCGGTCACACTAACAGCAGGCACTTCAGTTAAATCTGTTGTACGCCAAGACGGTACAACTGTATTGCAGTTAGATTTACCTCGTGCTGTCAAAGTAAATTCTTCTACAACTGCTCGTGCATTCACCGTTACTGGTTATGACTATTATGGTCAACCCATGAGTGAATTGATCACTGTAGTAACCGCAGCAACTGCTGTCACTGGTTTGAAAGCGTTCTTCCAAATCTCTGGTATCACAATATCAGGTTCTGCAACTGCTGTTGTAGTCGGTACAAGTGATGTGCTTGGTTTGCCAGTTCGTGTGTTTAACGTAGCATACATTGCAAGCGTTAAGTCAAACAACACATTGGCGCAAGACGCAGGCACTTTTGTTGCAGCAGACACTGCTACAGCAACCACAGGTACTGGTGATGTTCGTGGGACTTATGTACCAGCGACTGCATCAAACGGTATTGTTCGCACAGTGATGGGTATATTGTGCCCAGGTATTGCAGTTGGCCCTAACGCTACTCGTGTTGGTGCTCTTGGTGTCAACCAAAACTTAGTATCCTAATAGGAGGCCAAAATGGGTCAATTTAAACCAATGGTGAAGATGGAGACCACTGAGCCTTCAGTTGAACTGAAGCTCAAAAAAGGTGGTCATGTTTCCATGAAGAAGAAGTCTGAGCATGGTCACAAGATGATGGATGGTGGTATGGCAGGGCCAATGATGGCTCGTGGAATGCCTCCTGCTATGATGGCTATGGCTCCTAAAAAGCCTCCAATGGCTATGAGACGTAGGGCTATGACAGCCATGCCTACACCTGTGATGAAAAAGGGTGGAGAGATGGAGTCACCAAAAGAGCACAAGGGTGAAATGGCAGAAATGGGCAAGATTGAGAAAGAACTCAAGCACCATGAATCCATGAAGGCTAGTAAAGCTCATAAGGGTCTCAAGTCAGGTGGACAAGCATCAGGTGAGATGATTGATGCTGATGAAACCAAAACTACCATCAAAGGCAATTTAAAGCCTTATGAAAAGACCAAGATGAATACTTCCAAGAAAGACAGTGCTCATGGCACTGGTTCTGTTAAGGAAGGCAATGGAGGTGGTTACAAGAAGGGTGGATCTATTAACTCAGAGACTTCTTCTGGTGATTACGACACAACTTTGGTTCATCAAGCCAAGCCTGACAATGCTAACGGTACTGGTGGCGTAAGAATGTCCAACGCAGGTGGTTTTAAAAAGGGTGGAAAAGCCAAATATGCCATGGGTGGTAACGTAAACAAGTACGCTGTTGACAATGTTGTTAGAACTCCTAAGGGCGTGACCAATACAACAACTGGTGCTGTTAAAGAGTCAAATGGTGGTGGTTACAAGAAAGGTGGTGCATTAAAAAAGCACTTCGCCACGGGGGGCAGTGTTAATAACTCTGGTCACGCCGTGGTAATGCCCCAAGCCAACAAACCTGCCTCTAAGCCAGTTCACATCAATCAACTGTCTGGCACGTTCAAAAAAGGTGGTAAGGTTCATAAGTACGCTGATGGTGGTGCTCCTAAAGAAGATTTATCTAAGGGAGCTTATGACAAAACACTCCAAGGTGTATACAACGAAGATATGGATACTGCTAAGTACATTAGAAGTATTCCTTCAAAGATATACCAAGGAGCTAAAAATCTGATGGGTATGAATGAAGCCAAGCCTGCAGGTAGTGTTACCAAGAGTAAAGAATCGGTAACTGTAACACCTGCTAAAAAGCGTGGTGGTAGTATTAAGTGTTAAGCAAGGTGGGGGCTAAGGCTCCCACTCTTCATTGGAGATTATTATGACAATAACAGCCACATCACAAACAATATTTGATGGCGAGAGAATTGCCATTATGAAATTTTATGCATCAATGAGTACTACAGAAAATGAATCTGCTGTAGTAAAAGTTAACCCTGCAAATTTAACTGCATCTAATGCAGGTGGTGCTTGTGATGCTGTAAGCATTCTTAAAGTAACTGCAATGACGCATGGACTTGAGGTTCAGATGAATTGGGTTGCAACAGCACCTGTAGTCATTGAGACTATTCCACAAAATAATGCGTACACGCAAGATTATTCAAGTTTTGGTGGATTGACAAACAATTCAGGATCAGGAAAAACTGGATCTATTTCTTTTACTACTTTAGATGGTAGTGCAGGGGATGCATACACAGTCATTCTTGAAATGCAAAAACATTACGTTAATCCATTAGGTTAATCATGCCAAGCAAATCACTTGCTCAACATAAACTGATGGAAATATCTGCCCACACCAAGGGTGGATATGGTGGTGTTCCACAAAAAGTAGGCAAAGAATTTGTTAAGGCTGATGAGGGTAAGAAGTTTGCCAAAGGTGGACTTTATGCCAATATCCATGCAAAACAGGAACGTATTGCTGAAGGTTCTGGTGAACATATGCGTAAAACAGGATCTAAAGGTGCTCCAACTGCAGATGCTTTCAAGCAATCAGCTAAAACTGCAAAACATAAGGGGGGTGGAAAAGTCTGCCCTTGTTGGTAATGGCAAAGAATCCTTCATTAGCTATAGGTCGTGGCGAGAAACTTCCTGTAAGCAAGGGAGCAGGTCTAACAGCCAAAGGTAGGGCAAAGTACAACAGAGAGACTGGAAGCCATTTAAAGGCTCCACAGCCTCAAGGTGGTGCTAGGAAAGATTCGTTTTGTGCAAGAATGTCTGGAGTAGTTGAACACGCTAAAGGGGATGCACCAAGAGCGAAGGCATCTTTAAAGCGTTGGAACTGCTCAGGTTGGTAAAGGAATATCATGGCATTTTCAGGTACAACAGGTCAAACAGTTGTCAGCGTACAGACAGTTATTGATCACGCTGTGCGTAGGTGTGGGAAGTTTGCTGAGGAGATTACGTCTGAACAGCAGATAGCCGCAAGAGAGAACCTGTACTTCCTTTTGTCCAACATGATGAACAGAGGTATTCAGTACTTTGCTGTTACTAAGTTGGTGTTGGGTTTAAATGCCAATCAATATATGTACAACTTGCCTGCAGGGGCAAATGATGTATTGAATGTTCTCTACAGAACAATGGCTAGACCCAATGGAAACTACACCTCTAGTGCAGGTGGTTCAGTTGCAAACATCTATGATGGCAATGTAGACACTTATGCACAGCAATCTTCAGCAAATGGTAATTTCACGGTAGTTTATGGAACTAATGACCCACAATATATTGGCTCTATTGGTTTTATGCCTTACATTTCTGGTGGTGGTAGTGCAACTTGGAACTATACGCTACAGAGTTCAAGTGATGGAGCAACATGGACTACGTTATACACTGGTACTAATGTCGCTGTGACTGATTTGCAGTGGGTGTGGCAAGACATAGATCCCGGGGCCAACGTAGCTTACTACCGTATGCAAGCCACTGGAGGGACTACCTTAGCTCTTCGTGAGCTTTATTTTGGCAACAACAGTCGTGAAATCACGATGTCTAGGCTAAATAGGGACGATTACACCAATTTACCTAATAAAAACTTTACTGCTAATCAGCCATTTCAATTTTACTTTGAGAGAAACATTCCATATCCTACTTTGGCTCTATGGCCTGTGCCAAATACCTATTTTGTACAGATGACTGTATGGTATTCAGCCTATATTCAAGATGTTGGATCACTTTCTGGTCAATTAGCTATACCTCAGAGATGGTATGAAGCAGTTATTTTTATGTTAGCCCACAGAATGAGTTTGGAATTGCCAACAATTGACCCAACACGCATACCTTATTTAGAAAAAATGGCTGATAAATTCCTCTACGATGTTGAGCAAGAAGAAAGAGATAAAAGCCCTGAGTACTTTGCCCCGAATATCTCGGTTTATACGAGGTAAACATGGGAATTTTCTTAGACACTCTTGGCAACGCAACATTATCTATTGCAATTTGCGATAGGTGCAAGATGAAGCGTGCTCATTCGGTGATGAGGAGCGACCCAAACTTCCCCGGACTTCGTGTGTGTGACCAAGGCTGTGCAGATAACATTGATCCCTACAGATTAGCCGCACGCCCCACAGAGAGAATAACCATACGCTTTCCTCGTCCAGATGATAGTATTGCAGTTGTTCCAGATGCAATTGAGACCACAGGAACTACCCAGTATGACTTGTCTCCAGAACAAAATACTCAGACCCCACAACAAAATGGTAACTTGGACACTTTGAGTCCATCAGCAGGACAATGACATGGCAAATGTAACCATCACGCAATTACCAACAGCAAGTGCTCTAACAGGCACTGAGGCAGTTCCAGTCGTTCAAAATGGGGTAACTGTACAGACAACCACAGGAGCTATCCAAGCTACCTCTAACCTGTCTACTTACCCTTTCTTGATGACTCAAGCTACAGGTGCTTTGGGTTCATCTAGATACATCACCACAGGTGCAGGAATGACCACTGTAGATGGTGGTGCAGGCTCTACCTTTGCTATTAACTTGGTTGGTGCTCCTTTGGCCTTGGTGACCTCTGGAACAGGTTTCCAAGTTAAGACAGGCAGTACCACATTGATTAACAGATCAGTTGCTGTATCTGGCTCAGGGCTTTCTATATCTAATGGCAGTGGTATTAGTGGTGACCCTACAATTAGTTTGTCAGGAATTATGGCTAACTTTGCCTCAGTTTCAGGCACAGGACTGTTAACTGTAAGTGGGACTGTTGTTAGTCAAACAACCATTACAGGTACTGCCAATTCAATTACTATTACCAATGGTAATGCCTCTGGTGGTGCTCCAACAATTGCAATTGCTGACAATCCTGTTTTAACAGGTACTTCAGGATTGACTATCCCTGCAGGCACAACTGCTCAAAGATCAGGCTCTAATGGTACTTTAAGGTATAACACCTCAACAGGTACCTTTGAGGGTTATGCTAATGGAGCTTGGGGAGCTATTACTACAGGTACAGGTGTTACCTCAATATCTACAGGAACAGGGCTTACAGGAGGCCCTATCACCTCTGCAGGTACCATTTCAATAGCAGATACAGGTGTTAGTGCAAATACTTATGGAAGTGCGTCTGCTGTAGCAGTATTTACTGTAAATGCTCAAGGTCAGTTGACATCAGCAAGCACTACAACAATTAGTATTCCTTCAAGTGCTATTAACACTTTAATTCCTAACGCAAGCTTAACTAATAGTTCAGTTACTATTGGTACTACAAGCATATCCTTAGGTGCAACAAGCCTTACTTTAGGTGGTTTGACCACTGTGACGGTCACTCAAGATCCAGTTTCAGCCCTTCAATTGGCTACTAAGCAGTATGTAGACAATATTGCACAGGGATTGGACGTTAAAGCATCTGTTGTGAACAGTTCAACTGCCAATTTCACAGCAACTTATAGTAATGGAACATTGGGCGTTGGTGCTACTTTGACCAACTCAAGTACATTGGTGGCTTTTTCTGCTGATGGTATTACCAATTCAGTTGGAGACAGGGTTTTAATTAAAAATCAAAGTACTTCTGCTCAAAATGGTATTTATACAGTTACTACAGTAGGTTCTGCATCAGTTGCATGGGTGTTGACTCGTGCTACAGACATGGATGTATGGGCAGAAGTTCCTAGTTCATTTGTTTTTATTGAAACTGGAAGTACTCTTGCAGACACTGGATGGGTTTGTACCTCAAATGCAGGTGGAACCATGGGTACCACTGCTATTACTTGGGTGCAGTTCTCAGGTTCAGGTAGTGGAGTTAGCTCAATTACCTTTGGATCTACTGGATTAACTCCTTCTACAACCACGACTGGTGCTGTGACGGTATCAGGTACTTTATCTATAACAAATGGTGGTACTGGGCAAACAACTGCTAGTTCGGCATTTAATGCATTATCTCCAATTACCACAACTGGTGATTTAATCATTGGTAATGGCACAAATAGTTCCACAAGACTTGGTATTGGCACAAATGGTTATGTATTAACATCAAATGGTACAACTGCTACATGGTCTGCCTCTTCAGGTGGTGTTACGTCATTTACTGCAGGTACAACAGGTTTAACGCCTTCATCAGCGACAACAGGGGCAATTACCTTATCAGGTACATTGGTGGTTGGAAATGGGGGAACAGGGGTAGCTACTCTGACTGGATTGGCTTATGGCAATGGAACTTCAGCATTTACTTCAGCAACTGGTGCTCAGGTAGTATCAGTCATAGGTTCTACTGCAGTTACAAATGCAACCAATTCAACCAATGCCACAAACTTAGCATTAACTTCAGGATCAGGTGCTACAAACTATATTACGTTTGCATCATCTGCTACAGGAAATCAAGCTATAAATACAAGCACAGGCTTAACATTTAACGCCACTAATAGTACAATCACTAGTGGAATATCAGGGGGAACATTCTAATGGCACAGTCAGGCTATACACCAATATCGTTGTACTACAGTACAACGGCTTCTACGGCCCCATCTGCGGTAAATCTTGTTGCTGGTGAGCTTGCGCTCAACACCCTTGACGAAAAGCTGTACTTTAAGAACTCTTCTGGCGTTGTCAAGCTGCTTGCACAAACAGCGGCCTCTGGTGTAACAACCTTTGCTGGCGGCACAACGGGCCTAACCCCTGCCTCTGCAACTTCTGGCGCAATCACGCTGGCTGGGACACTGGCAAATACAAACGGCGGCACAGGTCAATCAAGCGCATTCACCCAGTATGGCGTGACCTACGCAAGCACGACGACTGCCTTGGCCACCACCGCCGCAGGCACAGCAGGGTATGTGTTGACTGCCAATGCAGGAGCGCCCCCCACGTTTCAACTGCTTCCTTCTAGCGGGATTTCGTTAACCGATCTGTTCTACTACATAAACTTATAAGGAAATACCATGACCACAGGACTCTTAGGTTCGGCAGACCTTTCTGCTGCAACCCTCACAACAATCTGCACACTGCCAGCAGGGTCGCAGTCATTCACGGTCAATGTCTGCAACCGCAATAATGCAAACGTCAACATCCGTATTGCACCCTTGGCTGCTGCGGCAACACCTACTAATGCTGAATACTTCGTCTATGACTCGGTACTTCAAGCAAACAATGTCATGCAACTGTCTGGCCTGACATCAGGCAGTGCAAAGTTGGTGGTTGTGTACTCTGACACAGCCAATGTCTCAGTCAATGTTTACGGAGTTTAATCATGTCATTTAACAATATCCCACCTTCAAGCCTGAGCCGATTTTCGGTTGGAGAAATTACACAGCTAATGGCAACGCCTTTTTATTACAATGCCGGGTCATCCAAATGGCTTAAAACTGGAAGTTATACAGCGGCTTCAAATTTAAGTACTACGGCTAAAAATAATTTAGCGGCGGCTAGTACGGCTCTTTCCAGCACTATAGCTTTAGTGACCGCATCTGAAGCCAGTCTTACTTCTGCGTATCCGTATTCACCGCTTCCCGCACAAAGAATATCAGCTTCAGGTGTTACGGTATTTCCCGGTTGTAGCGGAACCACTACGCCAATTGTCACCACGGTAACAAGCGCTGGCGCACAAAATATTTCTTTGCCTATTACCGCCAATTTTGTTTCGGCTGCTGCTGGCGGAAATATTGTTGTTGCAAGTAATAACACTACAATTTTTGCTTATACGGCTACAGCGGGGAGTACCTTTGGTGCTGTTTCTACGACAGACGGCTTAAACTGGTCTTTAGTAACTCTTACAGGTCTTCCAACAACTCTTGATTTAAATAATGTTCGTGCTTTTAGTAGCGGTCAAAGTTGTACAGTAGGAGTGAATGGAAGGTCTAAACCAAAAGATAATAGATTGTGCGTATTTTGGTGCGGGGCAAGATTTATATTAGTAGTAGCGGATGGAACTAGCACTTTTTATGTTACGGCAACATCAACTGATGGAATTGCATGGACTAGTAACACAACACTTACTGTTTTAGGAAGCGTAACTATTGCAAGTACAGCTACGGTTGACTTTTATCGAAATGGCAACAATTGCTATTTATGTCTTGCTGGGAATTGGAGAAAATCAACTGATGGTGGTGTAAGTTGGTCAGCTTGCGCATCTACTCCGTACAGTGGCACTGCTGATAAATTTCAAAAATTAAATTCTACTGATGCAGCAAAATTAATGTATACAGCCGATACGGCTACTACAAGTTATTTTAGCGCTGACAGTGGTGCAACATGGACAAGTAGAACTCTTCCAATAGATAGTAGTGGTGCTATAGCTTATAGAGGTTCAACGGTTCTTATAAGCAAATCAAATACTGGCGTATATCGTTCAGTTAATGATGGCGCGTCATTTACATCAGTTGTATTTCCAGTTGGAACATTATCTTCTAGCGGTTTAGTATTTTCTGATGCAAGTAGATTTTATTTTGTTCCACAAGGCCAACCACAAATTCTTACCTCAACAGATGCTATTACTTGGACAATCGTGTCTGTTCCAGCTAATAGCATGGCAATACAAAACGGTGCTTATCAAGGTGGTATTATTTACTATGATTCAAATAATGTTATATTATTAGGGTATAACAGTCAATCTGGATTTGATCAATGCGCTATAACAAATGATGGGGGGGCTACTTGGAAAAATAGTTCCGTCACTAATTTGGGTTCTAACACAGACTATACTTTTGTTGGTGATGCTTTTGTATCGCCTGACGGTTTAGGGGGAGGAACAGCGGCTTTTGGAGGTACTAATGGTGGCGCTTATTATGGTGGTACTTCGGGGAATGTTTGCAGTAAAACAACAGCGGTTGCTGGTGGTGGTTTTTATAGAACCGGGTCAGCCGTTGTAACCCCAACAAATGCTAACGCTGTTATGTTTGCAAGGATTGAATAATCATGTACTACAAATTTGAAATCTCTGGCCTATATTGCGGAACCTCTGACGAGCAGATTCCGTATTCAACCGATGTTGCACCGCCTGATGAAAACGTCACAGCTAAGTGGGTGTGGAACCATGTGAACTGGGTTGGCCTGCCTTTGGACTGGGAATACGTTCCTGCGCAGTACGTTGCGCCCCCAGTTGTGGAAACACCAGTTGAACCAGCCGCAAACACTAATCCACCGGGGTAACACATGGCAGTAACTAACTTCTCCCCCCTGCTTGGTCTGGCGTTGCCGACCACAGGTGACTTGCAAGGTACTTGGGGCAATACAGTAAACAACGCTATCACCAACTTGTTGGACTCGGCAGTTGCAGGAACGACTACGCTCAGTGCAGATTCACCTGTAGACAAGACTACATGGGCAACATATAGACAGGCACTAAGGGATTTACCTAAAGAAACAGGGTTTCCTTGGGACATGATTTGGCCTACTGAACCATGAATGATACTGACAAAGATTTAGCTGTTCACGTTGCTGTCTGTGAAGAAAGATACCAACAAATAGCCAACTCTCTCAAAGAGGGGGAAAAGCGTATGGCAAAGATAGAGTATTTGCTTTATGGAGTGATGTTGCTTGTTCTTCTGGGGCCTAATGTGGCAGGTGAGTTTTTCAAGAAATTTTTAGGAATGTAAAAGGATAAATCATGGCTTTTTCTTCAGATCCAACTTTAAATGCACAATGGAATGCTTTGGCAGGACAAACAGGCGATGATGTAACTGCTCAACGTCAATTATTGGCTAGTCAAAATGAAGCCTATCAAACCAATCAAAACATACAAAATATGTTTAATCAAGGTAAAACAGGTTTAACTAATTTTTTAAATCCTCCTCCAATACAAGGTTATCCCACTGATTCAAGTCAAACAGGTTCAACTGGTTTTCCAACAACTCCTCCACCAATAAGTCGTTTACTAGATACGAGTGGTGGTGAAGGTAATGATATGTTATATGGCCCACAAGGGCCTTTCACATCAGAAGGTACACCTATACTTACAAGTGTTACACCACCACTTCCACCAATAAGTCGTTTACTAGATACGAGTGGTGGTGAAGGTAATGATATGTTATATGGCCCACAAGGGCCTTTCACATCAGAGGGTACACCTATACTTACAAGTGTTACACCACCACCTCCACCAATAAGTCCTTTGGTGGATACAAGTAATATGTTGCGTGATGATGTGTTATATGGCCCACAAGGGACTTTTACATCAGAGGGTACACCTATACTTACAAGTGTTACACCACCTTCACCACTTGCAAGTATGTCTGCAATGCAACAACCACAGGCAATGCAACAACCACAGGCAATGCAACAACCACAGGCAATGCAACAACCACA